CTGGAGAATTGTTCAATTTCAAAGCAAGTCCTGATTTACCATATACCGTCAAACAAACTTTATATAAGATAATCCCTGAAACTGATATAAGTATTTATATGAGAACAGGTATATATAGAGTGCAACATACAATCAATCGTAAGACTGGGTTATATAAAATACCATTATCTCGTAATGAGGTTTTTGAATTAAACCCAACAGATATATTTGAATTAGCCAAAGGTCAACGATTTGATTATGTATATTATGAATTAGAAGGTAATGGAGAATTAGAAGACAGGGTAGTAAAAGAAGTTCCCAGTATAAAAGTATTTAATAAAGTATCAGAACCAACAACTCTAATACCTTGTGTACAATCAATGCTTAATAAAGGTCCACAAGAAGGTAATAGACATGTAACAGCAATGAGGATTGTTAGTCATTTTAAAAGACACGGTATTCCTAGTCATTATGCTAAAGTTTCAATGTTACATTGGAATAATAATAGTATGAATGAAAACTCAATTAATGAGCTTGTTGAAAATGTTTATAACCGTAATTATAGATATGGTTGTCAAGATAAAATAATGCTTGACCATTGTAAGACACAATGTATTTACTTCAAAAGAAAAGACTATTTTGTTAACGTAAAGAATGCATCAGAGATGCAAGAAGAGTTAAAAGATAGACTTACAACTGATTTTACAGGAAAAACTATAAATCTAGGGCGGATGTTAGGTGTAGACAAAGAATCTATCATCTATCCAGGTGAATTAGTAACCATATTCGGCCCAACTGGTTCTAATAAAACTACATTCGCCCAGAATTTAGTATTAGGAGTAGATTTTGTCAATAATTGTATTAATACAGACTGGCAAATACCTACATTATTTCTAAGCTTAGAACTGTCTTCATGGTATATGCATAGAAGACACTTGCAAATAGTTTCTGGAAAATTAAAAGATGAAGTTAATGATAATTATGATGCTTTATATGATAAACATAAAGAAGAGTTAGAGCACATGGTAGTGCAAACGATAAGCCCTACAGTAGAGGGTATATCAGATAAAGTTAGAGAGCTACAACCATCATTAGTAGTCGTTGATTATATAGATTTAGTGGATACTCCCCCTCATATAAGAGGTGAGTATGAAAAAATCAAGTATATTAGTCATGGATTTTCTAATTTGGCAGTGAATAATGATTTAATTATCATACAAATATCACAAGTAGCGAGAGAATATAGTAGAAACGAAGTCTTAGACCTGTATGCAGGTAAGGGTTCTGGTGCAATAGAGAATGCTTCACGTAAAGTAATTGGACTGAATGGGCAACCAGACAAGAAAACAAGAGCTGTGAGGTTATTTAAAAACACCGATGGTGAACTCTTTGATACCACAATTGAGTGGACACCTAACTTTAGGATGAGGAGGATTGATGGATAAAATAATAAAACTATCCAGACATGATAATGGAACATTGTTATATCTCTTTACATACTTAATGATTGGAATTATACATCAATCAGAAGATTCACATGTAAAGGGTATTGTTATAGGAATATGGAGATTTCAAGTTCAATTATCTATTGGATATTCAAATGAAATAGAAATAGGAGAAGTAGCAAATGCGTAAATTATTTCGTAAACTATTCTTCAGAAAAAAGAAGTACTATAATCATAATAAATATGCTATTAATAATATGCAAAGACAAATTAGTGATTTAGAAAGTACTGTACTTAATCTGTTGAATGAATTAAATATGAAAAGACCAAGAGGAACTAATTATGTTATTAGAGAAAAAGATTCAAAAATCTTTAACAAACAATACAACTAAGCCTAGGTCAAGAAATGGAGTTAGGGGACGCAAGTCCCCTAGCAACATAACTCGCTGGGAAAAGAAGTTTAAACGTAAGTTGCGTAGATATCATAAGCAATTTGCAAAAAAGACATTTCATAGATTAATGAAAAAGTCTTCAACATTAAGGTCGACATTGAAAAGAAGGAGTAAGGAATATGAAGTCGAATTTGACATATCATTGGAAGAAGTTAGAGAATTATTACATAGACATTACGGAAAAACCTGTAATTATTGTGATTCGCGTTTACTTGTCAATAATATGGCATGTGACCATATTATGCCTCTATCTCTGGGTGGTAGTTCAACTCCTAAAAATCTTCAAATGATATGTATGCGATGCAATACAAGAAAAGGACCTTTAACTAATAAGAATTTTAAAAAAATACTACATTGGCTTAGAAAGCAAGATGTAGAATTAAGGAATTACGTGCTAAAGAAAATGGCAAGTAAGGACTTTTAATGAGAAGCGCTAGTGATACAAAACGAAGACAGTCGTTAAATCATAAAGTATCACTACTTATAGCGCTATGGATATTAGATAAACTTATTATGATTTTAATGTTTATATTTTTATAATTGGGAGTTGAGAGCTGTTGCGTGAGCGCAGACGGGTTTTTGGGTTTGCAGGAGAACATACTCTTGTCCTTTTCCCTAGTTAGGCCTTTTTGAGGCTCCCATACAATTAGAACTTGGGTAGGGACACAATGAGATTAGAAGTTTATAGCGATAATCATGTCTCTACCCTCGTCGGAATTAAGGAGAATAATAATGAATAAAAGAACTTGGGGTAAGAGTGATTTAAAATATGACCCCGTAGAAAATGTATGCTGGTATATAGATAGTAAAAGAGGATTAACTAGATGCTATGGTATGCCTACATATGGACTATCAAGAGAAAGGATACCTAATGAATAATGAAAATAATAGTCTTGTAAAATGTGGTAATATAGTAAAAAGCAAATATGGAGATAATTTAGTAGGAACTTTTAGAGGAAAACCTCTTTGGGTTGTATTTGAAAATGATTATTATAAAGAAAATATAAATAAAGATTTTCCGAATAAGCACTATAAAAGTAAGCATATGGTTCCAAGGTATATAATTCATAAAAATCGAAGACCTGCTGGACATATGTTTATAAGAGGAAATGTTAAAAAACAAAAATATTTAATCTGTATATTGAAAAATAACTATAAAAAATATTTTATTTTTGATTTAAATAAGGATTTTTCAATAAAAGAAAATAGTTATATACATTTTGATGTAAGAGGAGATTTTGGCAATGATGAATAAAATGATAAACACAGATAAAACTTCAGCTGAAGAAAGGCTAAGAGAATATCAAGGTAAAAACTTAAAAGAGTTAAAGAAATTTGACATTGATTTTGATTTTGGAACTAAATATGAAAAGTCTTTGGCAAATATACTTAAACTAGGTAAGATAGAAGTTAAAACAGAACGAGACAAATGGAATGAAACCAGGAACATAGCTATAGAATTATCTTGTAATGATGATTTAAGCGGTTTAAACACTACAGAAGCTGACTATTGGGCTCATATTTTAACTTTGAATGATACCATAAAAGGTATTATATTACTACCAGTGGAAAGACTTAAAGAAATAGTAAAACTCAGTGTTCATGATGGCAATGGAAGAATTGTTATGGGAGGAGATAACTGTGCTAGTGAAATAGCACTTATTCCTTTAAAGGATTTAGCAGTTGCAATTTGAGAGAAACAAAAAGTACTATGCTGAATTGAAAGAGGAATCAAAAGATATGTGGGTAGCCCAGCATCCACTTTTTATAAGCGGTAATAAAGGGCTATTCCCATACTTTGATACTAATAATAGACACGGCTTGTTTTCAAAAAATCATAAAGGATTAATCTTAAAAGATATTAAGGAGGATACATGGGGAATTTAAGTAAAGACGACTATAGAAAGATTAAAAATATAATTGAAACTTTCATAGATACTCCAGTTATTATAGATAACCTTTTTAAATCTTTAATATTATTTTTAGAGACAAAAAAAGAAGAATCTATTATGATAGTTAAGGAAGAAAGTTTAACTCCAGTATCTTCATCTACTGCTTTAAGGGTAAAAAATGAAATTGAAAATGCTGATATAGCTATGGAAAAATTTACAAATAGAATAAGAAAGGCAAATGTCAAAGGGAAGCGAAAAGCGAATAGTAAAGTTGTTAGCTGAACGAGAATATTCTAAATGTAAAATTTGCGGAACTACAAAAGTTCAAGCAATATATATGTTTAAACACCAACAGTACATACCTGACCATATACCTGAAACGTTGAATCCAGTATGTAGAAAATGTGTTTACAAAGAGGTATATGGTAATAAAGGTTACACTAAAAAAATGAAAGCGAGGACGTTAGATGGCTAGTAAAAATGGGAAACCAACTAATAAACAACGAGACAATGCGATTGGTGAATTAATTGGAAAAACTAATGAAATAGCAGATGGCTTAACAAAAGCATTTGAAATCATTAGACAATTAGATGTTGTTATAGCAATGTATATTGATATGAAGGGCGATAAAAAAGAATTTGAAGGATTTATTGCTAAAGCTCAAGAAAAAATGAAGAAAGAGAAGGAAGAGAATGACGCAAAAGCAGATGGAAACGCTGATAAACCAAATCTTCAAGGAGATACAGACGGTGAGAGCAGCGGGACAGAAGGAGTACGCGAGAAAGAATAGCAATGCTTTTGCTAACTTTGAAAGAGTTGGTAAAAATCTTGATATTCAAAGAGAAGAAGTACTATTAGTCTATCTTCTCAAGCATATAGATGGTATTTGTTCATTTGTCAAAGGACATAAATCTCAAAGAGAAGATGTTAGAGGCAGATTGACAGATGCGATTGTGTATCTTTGTCTTTTATGGGGAATGATTAATGAGGAAGAAGAAAAGAGGAAGATATGATAAAGTGCCTTGTATGTGGGAAGTTAATAAGTCCCAGTGCACCTGTCTATAAAGTATCAAGAGGTTTTTTGGACGCTGATGGAGTAATTTTTGAGG